TCTCACTTTTTTGCACAGTCAAAATTGAGATTCCAAAAATGAGGCAGATATGACCAAGGGTCGAAAGCCAACACCATCAGGCGCCAAGGTGATCACAGGGACATTCCGGAAGGATCGGGACAACGAGGCGGCGGTTGATTACGAGCTCGTGGAGGAATTCCCGAAGGCTCCGGGCTACCTCAACGCAGACGGCAAGGACATGTGGAAGAAGCTCGGGCCGCAGCTTGTAGCTTCCAAGGTTCTCCAGGTGGTCGACCTCTACGCGCTCGAGCAGCTCTGTTGTTCCTGGCAGAGATTCCGCGCAAAGATGAAAGCCGGGATGGAGCCGAGCGCCGCAGAAGACAACGCCATGAAATCACTCTTTGCAGAGTTCGGCATGACGCCGGCCAGTCGCTGCAAGGTCACATCAACCGGCGACAAAAAGCCGGCCAACAAGTTCGCGACCAATGGGAAACGGGCGCAGGGTTGAAAGGAGGGGTGATGAGTGAAGGTTTTTCACTGATAGGTATCGGGGCTGTTTTAACTATCATTTATTTGGTTTTTGGCATCGGAACGGCTAGGGCTGTATCGAAAATGAAAAATACAGATTTTTCTTTGTTGTTTGTTTTTATGTGGCCAGTTGTTTTATTTGTTATCGCAGCGTCAGGTACTATTGAAGAGTGAAACCCTACGTCAAAATAGCCACCGATTACGCAAAGGCCGCGATAGCCGACAAGAAGGGCCGCAAGTTCGGCAAGTGGATCCGGCTTGCGGCCTCTCGTTTCCTGAACGACCTCGAACGCGCCAAGAAAAAGGATTGCCCGTTCCTCTTTGACGAGTGGCACGCCTGTGACCCCTGCGACTTCGTCGAGAAGCTGCCGCACGTCGAGGGTAAATGGGACAGCGACACCATTGAGCTTCACCCCGCGCAGGTTTTCTTCATCGTTCAACTCTTCGGGTTCCGGAACAGATCGACCGGGGCCCGCCGCTTCACCTCTGCGCTCTACGCCACAGCCCGTAAGTCCGGCAAGTCCACCGTCAGCTCCGCGATCCTCCTTTATTGCCAATGCTGCGAGAATGAGCCGGGCGCCCAGATCGTTTCCGCGGCTACCACGTTTCCACAGGCTGCGATCATCTTCAACGTGGCAAAGCGCATGGTTGAAAAAACTCCGGACCTACGCGACGCTTTTGGCCTGGAATGTTGGGCTAAGGCGATCAGCCGTATGGAAACCGGCTCTTCGTTCAAGCCGATCCACGCCAAAGCATCCACCCAGGACGGCCTGAACCCTTCCCATGTCGGCCTCGATGAGATCCACGCCCACAAGACAGCCGACCTTCTGAACGTTTTGACTTCTGCAGCCGGTGCACGGAGTAACCCTCTGTGGCTCTACACGACCACGGAAGGCTACACAAACCCAGGACCGTGGGGCGAGATAAGGCTTTTTGCTAAAAAGCTGCTGGAGGGCGTTTTCGGAACTACTGCTGATCACTTCCTTGCTCTCTTCTGGGCCATCGATGATGAGGACAACGAGTTTGATGAAACGGTCTGGGTGAAAGCTAACCCGCTGATCGACGTCAACCCGCATCTCCTCGACGCAATCCGCAAGGAAGCCGTCGAAGCAAAGCAGATGCCCTCGAAGCTGGCCGAGTTCCGCATCAAGCGCCTGAACCGGCCCGCCTCGACCGCTGAGGGCTGGATTGACTTGATGAAGTGGCAGCAATGCGGCGGCGAGGTTGACCTTGAATGGCTGGCACAGTTCCCTTGCTATGGCGCGTTCGACCTTGCCAGCACCCGAGATATGACCGCATTCCGCCTGGTGTGGAACGTGAAGGGTAAGATTTACACCTACGGCATGCGATGGGTGCCGCAGGACGCAGTAGCGCAAAGAACAGAGCGCGGCACCGTCCCTTACGCGGCATGGGTAGAGTCTGGACTGGTGAAGGTCACTCCCGGGAACACCACAGATTACGCAATAATCGAGCAAGACATCATTGCGGCGTTCGAGCGTTTCAAGATTCAAGGCATCGCCTACGACAGCTGGAATGCCTCCGACTTGGTAAACCGGCTCGTAGCGCAAGAACTGCCCATGATCGAGTTTATTCAAGGCCCGAAGTCCTACCATCCCGCCATGCAACAGCTCGAACTCTTCTACATCAACGGCAACGTCTGCCATGGCGGCGATCCGGTACTGAACTGGTGTGCTTCCAACCTAGTTGCGCGCCGGGACCAGAATATGAACATGGCGCCGGACAAGAAGCGCTGCGCCGACAAAATCGACGACATGGCCGCGCTGCTCATGGCTGTCGGTATCAGCATGTCGCCGGTTGAGCAGGATGATTTTGACGATTTTCTCCGCAACCCCATCATCGTTTAACCTCCCGCACTACAATCTGCGTTGACAAAGCCCTGCAAATTGCGTTGCTTTTTTCTTGCAATGAGTAAAATCTTGGATTAAAGTGTGTCCGGATTGTACTCACAGGGAAATCGAATGGCTAAAAAGCCTAGCGGGAAAATCAAAGCTGCGCTGTTGGATTGGCTGGGGATACCTGTCGGCTTAACTGACGGCGCTTTCTGGTCCCAAACCGCGACCAATGCTGCCGGCCAGACAGTCAACGAGCAGACCATTCTGAAACTCACCGCCGTCTGGGCTTGCGGTCGGCTCATCTCTCAGACCATTTCAACGCTCCCGCTCGGGCTCTTTGAGAAAACCACCTCCGGACGCTCTGCAGCAAAAAACCACTCACTCTACACAATCATCCACGACCGCCCGAACGCGAACAGCACCGCCGCGATGTTTTGGGAGTCGTTCATCCTCTCCATGCTGTTTCACGGCAACGGCTTTGCTGAAAAGCTGAAGATCGGCAACCGACTTGTTGGGCTGAAATTCCTGAATCCGAACTGCCTGCACATCACCCAGGATCTGAACCTCAACTATCGCTACGCCTACACCGAGAATGGCAGGCGCCGCGAGATCTCCGAAGCCGACATTTTCCACGTCCCTCACTTCACCATGGGCGGGCGCTGGGGGCTTTCGGCGATCAGGTACGGCGCAAGCACGTTTGGTTCCGCTCTGGCTGCTGATACCGCCGCTAACAGCACGTTTGAGAAGGGGCTTGCTCCGACCGTGGCGCTGACGTTCCCGCACTTCCTGAAACCTGAACAGCGCGAAGAATTCAGGGGCAACCTGAAGAAAATTTCGGGCGCACTGAATGCTGGTGAATCCCCGCTCCTTGAGGGCGGTATGGATGCAAAGGTTATCGGCATCAATCCGAAAGACGCGCAACTCCTCGAATCCCGAGTGTTCAGCGGCGAGGATGTCTGCAGGTGGTTCGGCCTCGACCCCTCCATGGTGGGGTATGGCGGCAAGGTCTCCAATTGGGGAACCGGCCTAGAGCAGAAGAACTTGAGCCTACTCAACTACTGCCTGCGCCCGATCATGATCAAGATCGAGCAGGGCATCCTTAAAGATTTGATCTTGCCGCAAGAGCAGCCGCGACTCTACGCAGAATTCAACATTGAGGGGCTGCTCCGTGGAGACTCTGCAGCCCGCAAAGAGTTCTACGCTTCCGCGCTGCAAAACGGCTGGATGAACCGCAACCAAGTCGCCGCGATGGAAAATCAGCCTTCGCTTGAGGGTGGGGAAATTTACACGGTGCAGAGCAACCTGATACCGATTGACCAACTAGGAAAGGGGGTTCCGAGTGAAACGACAGTTACCGGCCGCGTATAGCGGGGCACCTTTCCCAGGCATCAGGTTTGACCTTTCGCCGCGCGCGCTTGAAAAGTGGAACCCGGCGATCAAGGCGGCAAGTTCTGACGACAACACCATCACCATCTTCGACGTGATCGGGCAGGACTACTGGACCGGCGAAGGCGTGACGGCAAAGCGCATCGCAGGAGCGCTCCGGGCAATCGGTGATAAGCCGGTAACGGTGATGGTGAACTCACCGGGCGGCGACATGTTCGAGGGTCTAGCGATCTACAGCCTCTTGCGCGAGCACCCCGCAGAGGTGACCGTCAAAGTCCTTGGCCTTGCCGCTTCCGCCGCCTCCATCATCGCTATGGCCGGAGATACCGTACAGGTTGCCCGCGCAGGATTCCTTATGATCCACAACGCATGGATCTACGCCGCCGGCAACCGCCATGAGTTCCGAGAGTACGCCGACTACCTCGAACCCTTCGACCGCTCCATGGCCGACATCTACGCCGCCCGTACCGGTTCCGACATCAAGGCGATGCAAAAGCTCATGGACGCGGAAAGCTGGATAGGGGGCAGCGATGCAATCGATCAAGGCTTTGCTGATTCGCTTCTGGCTTCTGATGAAGTGGCAGCCGGCGAAACCAGCCAGGCGCGTGCAGCGGTCCAGCTCGATATCGCGCTCGCCAAGGCTGGGATGCCGCGCTCTGAAAGGAAAAAGCTTCTTGCCGAGTACAAGGTCTCCACGCCGTGCGCTGGGGATAACGATACGCCGTGCGCTATCTCGCTGAACGAAGAACTCGCAGAACTCAGGATGCAAATAACCGCTTAACCAATAAGGAGAAACATCATGGCTCAGATCGAAGAAGAAGTAAAAGAAGTCAAAACGTTGCTCAAGGACGTGAACGACAAGCTGAAAGCGTCCGCTGAAGCCGCGGAGAAGCAGATCAAGGCACACTCCCAGATGAGCGAAGAGACCAAAGCCAGCGTCGACAAGCTCCTGATCACCCAGGGCGAACTGCAGTCGCGACTCCTCGCCGCCGAGCAGCTGATGGTCAGCATGGAAAACAAGGGTGCACCGGCCGGTCCCAAGTCCATGGGCCAGATGGTCACCGAGTCCGAAGCGTTCGCCAGCTTTTCCGGGCGTGGCTCCATCACCATCCCGGTGCAGAATGCCGTCACCTCACTGACCGGTTCCGCTGGGACCCTGATCGAGCCGCAGCGCGTCGGCTTCATCTCCCAGCCGGTTCAGCGCCTCACGATCCGCGACCTGCTCACCTGGGGCCGCACCGGTTCCAATGCGCTTGAATACGTCCGCGAGTCCGGTTTCACCAACGGCGCTGATGTAGTCAGCGAGAATCCCGGCAGCGACAAGCCCGAATCGGATATCACCTTCGAACTCGACTCCGCACCGGTCGCTACCATCGCCCACTGGATCAACGCCTCGAAGCAGGTGCTGCAGGACGCCGCCATGCTAGCCTCCTACATCGACGGCCGGCTCCGCTACGGGCTGAAGCTGAAAGAAGAGGCCCAGCTGCTCAAGGGTTCCGGCGTCGGCCTCAACATCACCGGTCTGTTGACCGCTGCCACCGCCTACGTCAACCCCGGCGTCACCGTCCAGGCTGAGACCATGATCGACCGCCTGCGCCTGGCGCTCCTGCAGGTCACTCTCGCCGAGTACCAGGGCGACGGTATCGTACTTTCGCCCATCGACTGGTGCGCGATCGAGCTGACCAAGACCACCGACAACAAGTACCTGTTTACCTCGCCGACCGGCATGACCACGCCGGGGCTGTGGGGCCGTCCGGTTGTGGACACGCAGTCCATGACTGCGGGAGACTTCCTCGTCGGCGCGTTCCAGCAGGCCGCGCAGGGCTGGGATCGCGAGGACGCAAACGTGACCATCTCCACCGAGAACAAAGACAACTTCGTCAAGAACATGGTCACCATCCTCTGCGAGGAGCGCGTGGGCTTGACCATCTTCCGCCCCGAAGCTCTCGTTGCTGGCGACTTCGACGGCTTGCCGGCATCGGCATAACCTAACGGGCGAGGGCTTCGGCTCTCGCCCTTTAAATGGAAGCTGTCCGGCATGGACGAGGACACCGGTTTGAACCCGGCTGGCCGCAAGGCTCAAGAGTTCGATTCTCTTAGCTTCCGCCAAATCTTTTTGACAAGCGGGGTGGACTCCTGGTAGTGGCGAAATCTGGTATTCAGCCTCGCATCCCGCAGAGCTTAACCGCTCTCATCGCACGGGACTGATAATCGGACGGGCTCGGGGCCTGCGGAAACGCTCAAGGCCCCCCCAACTAAAAGAGGATCGCATGATAACTGTCACCCCCCTGAAAAGCTTCGACCATGAAGGGCCCCGCAAGAAAGGTGTCCCCTTCGAGTGCAGCGAGCCGACCGCGAACGCGCTGAAGCGCTGCAAGCTCGTTTCCTTCGGCGAGGTGCTGGACTTAAACCCTTCGGAGCCGGTCGTACCTTCGTCTGCATCGCTTCCGGCCCCTCCCTCAACGCAGACGACTGTGAAGCTGTCCGAAGGTGGCGCGAAAAGGGGCCGGAAGAAAGGGCGGTAATCGCGGTCAACAGTTCGTTCATGGCCGCACCTTGGGCGGATGTGCTTTACGCGATGGATCGGAACTGGTGGGCGCGGTATGTGGCCCAGGTAGAGGCGGAATGCGAAGGGTTGAGAGTGTCGCCGTTGAGCGGGATGAAGGGCGTCAGCAAGATACTGTTCAAGCACTATCAAAACAGCGGATGCGGGGCGGTATCTCTGGCCGCACATTGGAATGCGAAAAGAATCATCCTTCTCGGCTACGACTGCCAGAAGACATGCGGCAAAGCCCATTGGCACGGTGACCATCCCAAGGGATTAGGAAACGCCGGATCAATTGCAACCTGGCCGGGACAATTTAAAAAGCTGGCGGCTGATCTGACCGGCTTGGAAATCATTAATTGTAGCAGAGAAACGGCTTTGACGATGTTCGAGCGTAGGCCACTGGCAGAGGTATTAAATGAGCGTTCTCCCGCTTGAAGACATAAAGAGCTACCTCGACGTGTTCCACTCTGCCGACGATGTGAAGCTACAGCTTCTTCTTGACGGTGCCGAGGATGAGGCTGCACAGTTCATGAATCGCGCCGATGTTTCTGAGTGGGAAAGCGAGTACGTTTTCAGCAGCGATTACCTGATGCCCCCCGGCACGATGCTAGGCGTTCTCCTCCTCGTTCAAGCGGCGTATCAGGCTAACCCGGATGATGCCGACAAGCTCAGGCGCGCGGCAGAAACAAAGCTCATGCCGTATAGGTTGCATCTCGGATGCTAGCGCACCGGCTGCGGCATAGGGTCGAGTTTCAGGAGCTTGTTGAGGAACAGGACAGCGAGACGGGCGCATCAGTTTTGACGTGGGTAACAGCCTTCCTTGATTCCGATACCCCGCTGGACTCTGTACCTGCCGAAGTGCTGACTGGGCCAGGGCGCGAGTTCCGCGAATCCGGCACGACTCAGGCCGAGACGACCGCAAGAATCAACCTACGATGGTTCCCTGGCCTTTCTTCCGAGTGGCGTCTTCTCTGGGATGGCAGGGTTTACAACATCGGCAGCATTGAGACGGACGCGACCGGTAGGCGGGAATACTGGCTCAGATGCACGGATGGGGTGAGTGATGGGCGATAAGGCATACAGAGCGCTGCAGGACGCTTTGAAGATCCTCGTTGACGTGGGCGACAACACCCATGCGGAGCGCGCTGTGATGCTGCTTGCCGGTGGGCTTCGTCCGGTCGCCGACGCCCACACCCGAATCCATCGCGGCGAAATGTTCACGGCTGACACAATCGCCGCGTCTCTTGCCAACAACGCAAACCTCGACATCATCATGACCACTCCCGCCACGGATTGGCCGCACTTGACAGTCAAGGCGATGATTGGCGGTGACGGAGAGTTGAGAGTTTACGAGGCGCCAGCTTTCACGGACGGGACTGTAATAACCCCGGTCAACCATAAGTTCTACAGTTCAAACACGTGGGCCGGCGCGGTGGTGCACACCCCAACAGTTTCAAGCGCTGGGACGCTAAAGATATCGCACTATATCCCAGGTGGTACGGGTGGTGTGGCGTCAGGCGGGATCGGTGGCCGCGACGAAGAGGTTCAGTTGAAACCGTCGACATCTTATCTAATCCGACTCACCAACGTTTCAGGACAGTCGCGACGTGCTGCCCTTGACCTGACATGGTACGAGTCTAAGGAGATCCCGGACGCATGATAATTTCTGCTATGCGCGGGCTCGGAGATTCCATATATCAACGGGCTTTCGTCCGAGAGATCCCGAAGCCGGTCTGGATCGATACTCCTTGGCCGGAACTTTATGAAGACATCCCCGGCGTCAACTTCGTCAAGCCGGTCACCAAGCTCAGGACGCAGGCGAAGAGCGCAGCAAAGAGCGGTGTCAAGTGGGTGCCGCAACCGCGCGGGCCGGTAACACAGATCAGCTACGGCAACATCGGCATCATTCCGGGGATGCAGCGGAGGTTCAGAGTTAAGCCACAGGCCTTTGACCTCCCCGATTTTGGACCGCCGCCAGTTGCCGGAAAATACATCGTTGTTCGGCCCTCCACGATCCGCGCTGAATGGCATGCCGAGTCCCGGAACCCGCTACCGGAATACATCGTTCAGGCGGCGGACGCGATGAGGGCCAAGGGGTACACGGTCGTTTCGGTGGCCGACCTTGAAGACGGTAAGGAATGGCTCGCAGGAGATGCACCGCAAGCCGACATCTGCTACCACAAGGGCGAGCTGGGAATAAAAGACCTGATGGCCCTCGTTCAAGGCGCATCGGCGGTGATTGGGGGGATTGGCTGGCTTCTCCCTGCTGCAGTGGCTTACAGAGTGCCGGCCTGGATCATTTGCGGCGGCTGGGGAATGTTCAACTCGCCGGAGAAGCTGACCGCGCCACCAATGGACCTTAGCAACCTGACTTTCGCGGTGCCTGACAACTTCTGTTTGTGCTCCGCGAACAACCACAAGTGTGACAAGAGGATTTCCGACTATGCTGCCAAACTTGCCCGATGGGCTGAAAAATTCCCTGCTGTGGTCTGACGAGCTAGGGCGTGGATGGTGCGGCAAGGAGCTGGTGCCCTACGATTCCGCTTACTGGCAGAAGTACCTGGAGATGGACGCTACCGACCTGGGCGCACAGCTGACTGCGGCAAGGGTCGACATGGTGCGCCGTCACTTCAAGGGACAGGGCGTTGATGTTGGCATCGGCGGTGGGCGGTTCGCCAAGGAAAGCGGTTTCAGCGGTTACGACGTCAACAAGGACGCTGTTGCATGGCTCAAGTCCGGCGGCAGGTACTCGGACCCCTATCAGAACAACCCCGCCGCCGTGACGTGTTGGGATAGCCTGGAGCATATCCCGAATCCTGACCTTCTGCTCGAATCGGTGCGCGAGTGGCTGTTCGTCTCCATGCCGATCTATGAGGGGCAAGTGCATTGTCTCAAGTCCAAGCACTACCGACCCGGCGAGCACATCCACTATTTCACGTTTGAAGGTTTCGTCTCCTACTGCGCCGGGCTTGGTTTCCGGCTGGCCGAGTACAACACCATCGAAAGCGACCTTGGCCGGGAAGGAATCGTGTCTTTCGCATTCAAAAGGGTGAAGTGATGGCCGACGCGGTTGAGTTCAGCATTATCGGCCTGGATCCTCTCCTTGCGAAGCTGGCTTCGGTCTCCTACGACATGAAGCGAAAAGGTGGCCGGTTTGCACTCAGGAAGGCCGCGCAGGTGGTAGAGAAGGCGCTTAAGCAGAATGCCGCAAGAGTAGACGATCCGCAGACCGGCAGAAGTATCGCGGCAAACGTGGCGATTCGGTGGAACGGGCGCATGTTCAAGCGCACCGGGGATCTTGGCTTCCGGATTGGCATCCTTCACGGCGCGGTACTCAAGAAGGGTGGCAGCACTGAGGCGAACGCGCCGACTCCTCACTGGCGGCTTCTCGAGTTCGGGACAGAGAAAATGAGAGCGCAGCCGTTCGCAAGGCGTTCGTTAGAAGACAACATCAACCCGGCAACAAACGAGTTCGTCACCCAGTACCAAAAGGCTCTAGACCGCGCTATCAAACGCGCCGCAAAGGGTAAATGATGTTCGCTCCCGTGTTTGCAATATGCGCCGCAAGCGCCGCCGTAAAAACCGAGCTAGGCACGTCTCCCGTGAGGCTCTACCCTTTCGGCCAGGCTCCGCAAGGTGTCGCGCTACCCTACGCGGTGTGGCAGCAAATCGGCGGGGCACCGGAAAACTACATCGGCAATATTCCCGACCTCGACACTTTTAGTATCCAAGTCGATGTCTACGCCGCAACCGAAACCAGCGCGAGGAACGCGGCCAAGGCCCTCAGAGACGCAATCGAGCCGCACGCGCACATAACGAGATGGGGCGGCGAGTGGACCGACCCTGATACCTTCCACAAGAGATACAGCTTTGACGTTGACTGGCACGTAAAACGATAAGGAGAACACCATGAGCAAACTCACCCAAGGAACCAAGATTTACTTTGTGGACCCGGACAGCCTGGCAGTGACCGAAGTGGTCTGCGTCACCGCTTTCAACCCCGGCGGCGCGCCGGCTGACCAGATCGAGGACACCTGTCTCGCCCTGGATGAACGCACCTACAAGAAAGGGCTCCGCACCCCCGGCCAGGCGTCCCTGACCATCAATGCCGATCCGGAGTACCCTAGCCACATCCGGCTTCACGAACTCAGCGAGGAGAACGTGGACCGGCAGATCAAGTGGGCCGTAGGGTGGAGCGACGGCACCGCAGCGCCGACCGCCGACACCGAAGGTAACTTTGTCCTCCCGACCACAAGGACCTGGTTTACCTTCGAGGGTTACGTCTCCGACTTCCCGCTCGACTTCGCCCAGAACTCGGTGGTCACCACGGCGGCAACCATTCAGCGCTCTGGTGGGTCCGTCTGGACGCCGAAGGTGATCGTATGATCCTGAGCGTCGACAACCTCAAATCCATCGGGGCGTTTACGGGCGCTCCGATGGAGAAGGAAATCACCTGGAAGCAGGGCGACAAGGAGCACAAGGCGACGGTGTTCGTCCGCCCTCTCTCCTACCAGTCCACCGTCGCCGACCTCCAGGCGCTGAACGCGAACAAGGACCAGCTTGCCGTCCGCATCGCAACGGCCATCTGCGACGAGAAGGGCAATCCGGTATTCACCGCCGACGATATCACCGGAGACGCCGACCCTGAACGCGGGGCGCTGGACGGCAACCTGACGATGGCGCTCCTTGCCGTGATCGCCGAGGTGAACAGCCTGGGAAAGAATGGGAACTGACCGAGGCTGAAGAGCTTTGGCATGAATTGGTCCTGTCGGGAGTCGGCGGCAGGACCATTGCCGAAGCACAGGAGCGGCTCAGTTTTCGAGAGTTCCAGGGGTGGCAAAGGTACAGGATGAAGCGCGGCAGTTTGAATGTGGGCATGAGGGTCGAGCGCGGCGCGGCATTGCTTGCCACACTCTACGCCAACAGCAACAGCAAGAACGGCGGGTTCAAGGTCCACGACTTTATGCCGCACGAGGATGAGCCGGAAGTACCGCTGGAAGTGGCGATGAAGGAATGGGGGTAAGGTGGCAAATCTCGGGACGCTCACGTTGGACCTCGTAGCACGGACAGGTGGCTTCACCGCCCCCCTGGACAAAGCCGCGCGTGACACCAAGAAGCACATGCACGGCATCGAGTCGGCCACCAAGGGAGCCTCCAAGGCCATATCCGACATGAAAGCCCACGCTCACGGCGCTATGGGTGGCATGACCGACTTTGAAAAATCCCTCATGGGCGTACAGATGCGTCTCATGAACGTCAGCATGGCCGCCGCACTGGTAGCTCTTCCCCTTATCAGCGTCTCCCAGGCAGCACTCCTCTCTGAAAAGAATATGCGACTGTTCAGCGCGGCTGTTGGTGACGCTGCGCTCTCAGCCAAAGAACTTGAGTATGTTCGCCAACTCTCGCACGATCTAGGGCTAGAGATTACCGCCACCACTATGAGCTATGGCAAATTCATGGCGGCGATACGCGAAACGAGCATTGAAGGCGCAGAAGGTCGAAAAATCTTTGAATCAGTTTCGGGCGCGGCTACAGCTCTAGGCTTAAGTGCGGACGAAACTAGCAACATCTTCAGAGCTTTGCAGCAGATGATGTCTAAGGGCAAGGTGCAAGCTGAAGAGTTGCGCGGTCAATTAGGTGAGCATCTTCCTGGCGCTTTCCAGATGGCAGCAAAGGCTATGGGCGTCACCACTGCCGAGCTGAACAAAATGATGGAAGATGGCAAGGTGTTTTCGAACGAGCTTCTGCCAAAACTTGCTATAGAGCTGGATAAAACCTATAGCAAGGCTGCGGTAGAGGGTGCCACCTCTGCGCAGGCCGCAATCAACCGGATGAACAATGAGATTTACGAAACCAAGGTTTTGTTCGGGAAAGAGATACTCCCCGGTATCGTAACTTTTGGCACAAAAGCCGTGGAAGTATTTAACTCGGTGATCCAAAAGATCGGCGAGTCCAAAATCATCTGGACCGGCTGGGCTAAAGAGTTCGGGCAGATGATGAACGGCGGGGCGCTTGGCTCTAACTGGATGACCAAGGCAGGTCGCGCCGAGATAGCCGCCGCGATGGATGCTCAAGACCAGATGACCGAACACACGCTTGCCGAGTGGAACGCACGTTTCAACGGTGGAGGGGCAACAGGCTACACGGCCCAAGAGAAGCGGCAGCAGAAGTTAGCAGCAGCAACGGCAAAATCGCGACAGGAAGCTGACGCAGCGGAGAAGAAAAATAAAGAGGCGGCCAAGTCAGCAGAAAAGGCGTTACGCGAGCAGGAAAAGCAGCAGAGAAAAGTAAACGCTGCACTGAAGGAGCAGAATAACCTTCTCGAAGAATCAGTGAAAGGATGGGATCTCAGCGGGTTAGGTAAGGGCTTGCTTGATAATCCGTTGACCGTTGCCAAGCCTCAAGCCCCTAAATTTTCCCTCACAGGCTCTTTTCAGACTGCAGGTTTCGGCGGCAACGATGTGTTTGGCCCGGAACTTGACCCAAGCGCAGCGGCGGAGATGCTGGCCGGTATGTCTTCCGCTCCTGACTTTGTCGGGGTTGACGGCGCAGTCGGTGGCCCGTTTGGTGAACTCGCCAAGATTGACGAAGCCCAAGAGAAGCTCGCCGAGTGGTACAACTCACAGCTTGAAATGCTTGACCAGTTCCGTAGCGACCGTGCCGACCTCTCCGCAGTATGGGACAGCAAAGAGCAGGACCTTGACAAGAAGCACCAAGCCGAACTCCTCCGCATCGAGCAGGCCCGTCAGTCCATGCAACTACAAGCGGCATCCAGCGTCTTTGGCGACTTGGCTGGAATGTCCAAGAGCTTTGCCGGGGAGCAGTCTAGCATCTATAAGACCATGTTTGCAGTCTCTAAGGCGTTTGCCATTGCTGACAGTATCGTGCAGATTTCGGCGGGTATCGCCAAGGCCGCAAACAACCCGTGGCCGATCAACCTGGGGGCGATGGCAACAGTTGCGGCGGCAACGGCGGGTATCGTCTCCAGCATCCAGTCTGTCGCGATGGTAGGCATGGCTCACGATGGCATCGACAGCGTACCCAAAGAAGGAACATGGCTGCTCAACAAAGGCGAGCGCGTCACCACCGCCGAGACTTCCGCGAAGCTTGACCGCACCCTTGATAATGTCCAGAAGTCGCAGGGCGGCGGCGCTCCAATCGTCAATCTCTACGAAGACAAGAGCAAGGCCGGGACGGTCAACAGCCGCAACCAGGACGGCAGGAGCATTATTGACATCTTCGTGGCCGACCTCATGGGCGACGGCAGGACGCAAAAGGCGATGTCCCGTAAATTTGGGCTTTCGCCGGTGGGGGCGTAAATGCAATTTCCCGACTCCTTACCATCCCCGCTCAGGTCTGGCTACGGCTTCAAGCCTGAGAACAATATCATCCGGACGGAGATGGTTTCCGGCAGGGCGCGGCAGCGGGTGGCCTACACCTCCGTGCCGACCTACAGCGATCTTTCTTGGATACTGACGGCTGTGCAAGCGCAACTCTTCGAAGCCTTCGCGGCAGAAGTGGGCGGCGACTGGTTCAGCCTGAAGTTGAAAGCGCCGACAGGCTTCTATCTTCAAGACTGCCGATTCACCGAGACGCCGAGCGGCCCTGAATTGGTGGGTGTCGATCTCTGGGCTTACAAGGTCCTTGCCGAGATCAAAGACCGCCCGATGCTCGATAGTTCCTATGCGCTCATTCCCGGCATGGTCCTAATGCAGGACATTTTTGACATTGCCATGAATCAGGAGTGGCCCGAATGAGTGTACTAGAAACCGTCTACGCTTCCGGTGGTGACATCATCATCAACACGCTAGAGCTGACATGCGCGGCGTGGGCTGAGTCGATCTTCCTTTGTGACGGCTTCGAGAATCAAACCTGCACCGATGAGGACGGCAGAGAGATCACCTTTACTGCGTCCGGCATCGCAATCGCACTTCCGAAGAAGGACAACAGCGGCAACCAAACACTCTCGTTCCAGATCGACAACGTGACCGGGGAAGCACAGGCACTCATTGACCAAGCCATTGAATCAAACGAGCGGGTAACGCTTATTTACCGCTGCTTCCTTGCTTCCGACAAGTCAACGCCAGCCGAGCCGCCGTATCGTATGACCGTCCTTTCCGGCACCACAAAGGGCGTATCGGTCCGCATCGAAGCGGGGTTCTTCGACCTCTTGAACACCGCATGGCCGCGCGACACCTACACAGCGGCTTTCGCACCGGGGCTCAAGTACCTATGAAGCTAAACGATTTCATCGGCATGGAGTACGAGGACGGCGCGAGGGGCCCGGCAAAGTACGACTGTTGGGGTCTGGCTCGAACGATCCGCCATGAGGTCTACGGACTGCCCTTGCTGCCCTCTCACGGCCATGTGCGCCATACGATGCTGCGAGAGTTCAACCGCTGCTACCAGGTAACCGCCGACACGATGCAGGAGTGCGCGCCCGAGGTCGGCGCAGTCGCCGCAGTCTTCCGGGGTCCAATATGCGTTCACGTCGCCGTGGTGGTCGAAATAGACGGCGCTCTGGCTGTGATGGAGATCAACCCCACAACGAATTGCCGCTGGCTCAGGGTGCCGGATTTCGAGCGCCGATACCTAAAGGTGAAATACTACCGTGATTAGAATCTATCCCTCAAAGCTTGATGGCGCACCAATCGAAACTTATTCGATAGCTTGCGCTGTCTCCATAGAAGAGTTCATCTGCGGGAAAGCTCCCTCGTATAGTCGCCAGGATCCGCCGCCGATTTCGGTTTCAGTGAACGGGCAGACGGTGGAGACTTCCAAGTGGGCCGACGCTATTATACACCCCGCAGATGCCGTTGATATCTGTGTTGAGGCAAAGGGACTAGACCCGTTTACCGTAACTTATTTGATGGTCGTAGGGACTCAAAAGCTGGTGTCAATGCTGGTGCGCGTCCCGTCCATGTCTGCATCTGCAGGTGGCACACGAAAAGGGGACGCTCTTTCTGAGGCGACAGCGAAGGCAAACCAAGCAAAGCTCAACTCCATAATCCGGGAAGTGGCCGGCACGTTCAAGGTATACCCCGATTACCTCCTGCCAATGCACCGCTACTTTGTGAACAAAAAAGAGCAGTGGGCGGAAACGCTGCTTTGCGTCGGAAAGGGCGAGTTTGAAATCCCGGCATCCTCAATCCTCATCGGAGACACCAGGATTATCTCGCTTGGTGACGACGCTGATTACTCGATACATGCCCCCGGCGCGGACCTTTCCGCGCTCACTGCCGCGAAATGGTGGCACTACGCGCCGGAAGTCGGCGGCACTTCGACCGGCAAGGCGGGACTTGAGCTCAATGCGGCCTACGACGCCGCCCCGGTCCCTTCTGCGTCATCATATCAGTTCAACTCAGTCACCGTCACCATACCCACCGGCGCCGGGTTCTTCCCCGCAGGCTGGATCGTTGGCATGAACCTGCGGGTTGAGGAATTCCTTGATTATACCGTCGTAGAGGGATGGTCCGACCGCGACATGATTTATGGTGATTTCACCAGCCTTCAGCCATTTGGCGGCATGGTGATTGAAATCACAGGAGACAACGCAGGTTTTTACACGATCTACGAGTACATATCAGATTCGGACGGCGACAGGATCACCCTGAATTACGATGACGGCTCGCAGGTCAACGGACTATGGACCGGCACCCGCCGCATGTCCATAGCCTACCGTGGTAGCAAATACCAGATCACCGGCTTGACTTCAGACGTGGGCGGGAACATTACCGCCCTCGACGTCGACCGCTACACTGATGAAGGAATCATCGACGCGACATGGACCGGCTTCGGATTCGCCATAGTCAATGATGCCGTCATCCAGTTGGACGGATCCGGTATTGAAGGCGGGTGGGTGGGACCGTTCGCCGCATGCCCCGATGGTGAAGCGACCAGCACCGTTGAGTACGACATCATGTTTCCTGGCGGCCTGGCAGAGATCGGAGGCAACGGGGCGGTTAACCCTAAGTCGGTCGTGGTGGAGCTCCAGTGGCAGGACATGGGAAACCCTACCGGGTGGACTTCTGTCCAGAAGACATATACCGAGAGCAGTCTTGACCAGATGGGGTTCACGGAAACACTTTCCCTTCCCGGAACGATCCGGCCCGAAATCAGAATGAGACGGGTAGGGGCCAAATCGACCAGCACCAGCGTTCAAGACACGGTTCAATGGTACGCGCTGAAGGCGAACCTTGCCGCCCCTTCTTCATACGCTGGCGTCACTACCATGACCGTAAGCGTGCGCGGCGGCGACCGGCTTTCGGCTCAGACAGACAACCAGATCAGCGTCAAGGCGACCCGCAAACTTCCGACCCGCAGCGGCGGGGCATGGACCGCGCCAACAGCCACAAGGGGAGTTGTGCCGTGGGTCTGCTACGTCCTCAAGAGCATGGGCTACGCAGACTCCGACATTGACATGGTGGCAATGGATGCACTGGATTCGCTCCTGAACTCTCGCGGTGACTTCTACGATTTTTCCGTCGAGTCTCAAGGTACTGTGAAAGGCGAACTTGCAAATGCCCTCCGCGCCGGATTTGCAGAATTCACCCTGGACCGGGGCGCGATCAAACCGGTACGCGACGGGGTACGCACGGTCTACGAGCACATGTATACCCCGCAGAACATGGCGGAACAGCTTACCCGCGCCTTCGCCACTCTAGGACCTGACGATTTCGATGGCGTGGACGTGGAATACATCGACGACACCACATGGGCCAAGGAAACGGTTCAGTGTCGTCTCACCGGTGACCTGGGCGTGAAGGTGGAGAAAATCAGCCTGGAGGGGGTAACTGACCGCACCCGCGCATGGCGGATCGGCATGAGACAGAGACGGGCGCATCGTTATCGCCGATGGAACTACGAGTTTGCAACGGAACTCGACGCGCTCAACAGCTCTTACCTGTCATTCTGTGCCTTGGGCGATGACGTGCCAGGTTACAGCCAATCGGCGATCCTGCTTGAGGCTGTGGTAGGTGACGCCGTCATTCTCAAATCTTCCGAGCCGTTTACCTGGACCGATGGTGAATCTCATGTTGTCGGCATCCGCAGGCCGGATGGCACATTATCCGGGCCCTACGCCGCGACAAGGATCAGCGACACGCTCCTCGAAATACCGTCGATCGACTTTGTGCCGGACACCTCAGGAGTATTGGAACCGCCGCATCTGATATTCGGAACGCTCACCAGGTGGAGCTATCCGGCCCTTATCACGTCGATAGCTCATGGTGGCAATAAGGTTTCAGTTGAGGCAATCAATTACGATGCCCGCGTATACGCTGATGATGATAATTCCCCCGCATAAAATGGAGAGATACATGGAACATTGCCAGCAGGCCGTGCCAATCGCAAAACTTGAAGTCACCACCGAACAGATAGGCCGCACGTTGGAACGGCTCGGGAACGTCCTGGAGAAAATAGCCGAACAGGGCACCCGCGTTGAGACGCTGGAAGAGAATCAGGAGATCCTTTTCGGCAGGATGCGCTCCGCCGAAATAAAGCTGGCGAAAGAGCAGACCAAAATCGGGTTCATCGTAACCGTCATAGCCGCCGCTGTTTCCGCCATTACCGGCGTTATCGTCAAAATCATCACTGATTAAGGAGATCCACCATGACCACCTACAACACCGGTAACCCGCTAGGCAGCACCGATGCACGCGACCTGTCCGACAACGCGCAGAACCTCGATAAAGCGGTCAACAGTTCCGACCTTACCTTCATCGACCGACTAGGCATGACTCGCCCCACATGGAACGGGCTGGCCCAATACGCCGGCCCTGCTTACGATGTGTCGAACTATGCCAGCCTGGCCGCAGCCGTCGCCGCTTTCCCGAGCACCCCGGCAACGATCCAATACGGGGAGGATCAAACGCTGACCGCTAACCTCGTTGTGCCTGCTCACATTGAATTGATGCCACTCAACGGTGCGGTAATCAGCCACGGCGCCTACACAGTCACCGTCAACAGCAGTACCGCGCGGTGGCCGCTGGCGCAGATATTCAACGGCACCGGGGATGTTACGGGGCTACAAGAAGCATACCCCCAGTGGTTTGGTACGGACGGTGCAGCGGATCAGGTCCAAATAAGAGCGGCTCTTGTAGCGTCGGCAACTGTGCGGCTGGTGGGCAGTTACGATGTCGGCGAGACGATTGAGGTAGCCGGGAACCGGAGCATCTTAGGCGTTGACGCCGGTGTCCCAGCGTACCAGCCTACTGTGATAAACCACAGTGCGGCGTCTGGTCCTCTGTTCTCGGCGGTTAGCAACGAATTCGGCGGAGTGAGAATCGCCAACTTCATGATTACCGGCGGCAACGGTTCTCCTGCTATCGTGAGCAGCCGCGCCCAATCAGTCTACGAATATCTCCACATGGAGCCGTACAACGGCGGAGGTATCCAGTTGCTGGCAACCGGCGCTGGGTCATGGGGCACCACAATCAGAGAATGCAAGTGGGTAGCCCCTGCATCACCGACTGCATATACCGGGTACGAGATAAGCGTCAACGGTGGTGACGTAACGCTCGATCATGTGACGGCTATCCGGGGTGCCATCGGTATCAACATCCTTCAGGGCGAAACGATTACCCTTATAACCCCGAGCACGAACTATCAGTCAAATAACCCTTCAGGAACAGTCTACTCTTCGGCAACCAGCGAGAACACTGCAGGTATCAAGCTCTCAGGTGCTGGCTATAAGAAAAGCATCACGATCTTAAATCCCTACATAGAAGCGTTCACGCACGGGCTTTATGTGGAGTCCGTTGAGGGTCTGAATCTTTTGGGCGGATATATTGCCGACGCGGGTTTGAACTCGAACAATTCCTCCGTTTTCCTCAAGGATGCTAACTGTGTCGGAGTCAAACTGACTGGGGCGACGATTAGCTCAAATGGGAATAGTTCATCTTCAATCAAAATCGGCTCAGGGGTTAATGGTTCTATCTTAGAGGGTCTAATTATAAGTGACACCGGCATCGGCAGTGGGAACATAAACAACGTTGGGGGGGCAAATATTTATCTACTCTCCAATAAATTAACTTACGGCGGGACAGGGTACGGGTTGTCCGACACCGTATATGGAACGGTCAATCTTGATGCCACCGTTACTGGTTTCAGCAATTACAAAAGGGTGCAAACCGTACAAGCGGCAACAGCTGCAGAGCTGGTATCAATTGCGAATGCCGAGATGTGGGAGGCTACAGCGTTCACAAACGGGGCGGTCGGGACTGCTGGAAAGCGTTCACTAATCGTGGTGGATAATGCTGGCACAGCAAGGGTCGAGACATTGGCAACATGGACGGCTGGCGGTTACAACGTCACCTTTACTGTTGCCGGAGGCAAGATCAAGGTTTCACACGACTCAGGAGGAGCAGTCTCTCTCAACATTGCACTGCAGAAATTAAAATAACTCGCCCCGGTTCGCCGGGGCTAACTCTTGAGGTGGGGAATGAGAAATATTCAGTACATCGTTATTCATGAATCGGACACGCCCAGCGGCAGGCCGCATACGGCCAAGGACATTGACCAGTGGCACACGGACAGGGGATTCAGGCGTGGGGATGCCGCGCGCAAGGCGTTCAACCCGCAGCTGCGCGCTATCGGCTACCACTACGTGATCTGCATCGACGGCACGCTGCAGACCGGCAGAGCAGAAAGCGAAGTTCCCGCCGCCGTGCAGGGCTACAATTCCATTTCAATCAACATTTGCATGATAGGGAAAGGAAAGTACACCGCCGCGCAGTGGCAGAGCCTGCAGATGTGCGTGAGCATGTTGCGCCAGAAGTACCCTGGAGCGGCGGTGAAGGGGCACTATCAGTTCGACACGGCCATTGCACAGGGCAAGACCTGCCCTGATTTTGACGTGCCTGCATGGTACGCAAGCGGCATGGTTCCGCCAGCCGGTCATATCTTGGAGCGCGCATGAAGGGGCGATTCCGTAGGCTGTGTGAAACCTTCATCGCCAAGAAGTACGTTGCCTGGGCCGTGGCGTGTGCCTTCCTCTGGTACGGCAAAATCACCGGCACGGATTGGGTGCTTCTGACCGCCGCCATATTCACCCTGGACCTGTTCACCAAGTCACAGGTAGGAGTTCCGAAAGGAGAACGATTTGACGAATCCGCGATTTAAACTCTACGCAGCCGCAGCGCTGGCAATAATCGTCCTCACTCTCACAGGCGCATGGTATCTCTGGAAACCGGCGCCAAAGGTTCCCGAGGTGGCCGCACCGGAACAGCGGCAAGCTGATGATTCGCTGGTCCTGGCGAAGATGCCCGACCGGAACGCCAAGCCAGCGCACAAGATCCCGAAAGGGACGAAGCTCGAACGCACCACAACCGTGACAGTGACGCCGACAGCAGGACCGACGCCTGACGGCAAATGTCCCGACGTGACGGTTGACCTTTCGCTCGTGAGAAATCCGGACCACACCCGCCGCGTCATCGCCTCCAGTCCGGACGGCAGGATAGCAAAGGGGATCGATATTCCGGTTGAAGACGCAGAGCCGCCGCCGAAAGAGAAGCTTTGGGCGGTAGGCGTAACCATGGACCCCTTTCGAGTCGGCACCGATCCGGTCAAATCTCTCGGCGCGTTCCTCGACCGGGATGTTGGGCCGTGGCGAACTGGCGCGCAGATCCACCAAGTCAAGGTAAGGGATGCGGAAGGCTGGGGCGCGCAGGTAAAGGTGGGAATCCGGTTCTAAACCTCATCGCCAATTGGCACCCCGTCAGGCTTCCTTCTCCTGGCGGGGCATTTTTTACTCCCTTTGTTTCGCCAGATCCTCTTTCCTCGGCCTTCCGCCCTTCTTGCCATTATTGCGCGAGGCATCGCTTTTTATTTCCGATTTGATCGAGCCTAGAAGTGAGGCGGGGCTGATCTCCTTGTCGCAATGGGGACATTTACAGGTCATGATTTTTCCTTTGCCGGTTAAGCCACCGGCAGGGCGGGGTTAGTAGCCTTCGTGGAGAAGCCAACCTTTGCCTGAAGCGTATAGCTTCGCCGCTTTCTTGGTGGCAAAGGGTTGCAGGGTCGTATTGTCTCTTGTGCATATGACCCACTTCTTCCCATCTCTCAAAAGCCAAGTGTGCGTCATTTTGGGCTCCTGCGCCATTTAGCCGTGGCGCTCGGCGGTGGGGGTTAGGGTTCCCTGATGACGCCTTGCAGCGGCCTGTCCGCCTTGAAGTCCCTGCGCCCCCTGTCAGTATCGATCTCCTGGCTGAGCGGGTAACGAGGGTCGGCAGGATAGACCTTCTCTACGGTCAAGTACCCGTACTCAATGCTGAAAACCTTATCACCCTCCTGCAGGTCTTTCGGGTAAATTACCAAATTCATCTCATACCTCCTGAGTTAGTTTGCGCTGCATCGTTGAAACAACTATAAACCCAGCGTTGGGTTATGTCAACAGGAAAATTGCAAAATAATTTTACTGCCGCCGCCTCTCCGGATACCTCCGCATCAGCCGCACCGCCTCCCGCACAAATGGCACCGCATCCCCCGGCAGCTTTGCCAGTTCTAGCGCCACGGCTAGCTTTTCCCTGTCTCGCCGTAGAGCCTCGATTAGTTTGACCTCCTGGCGGGTGAATTTGGCCCTCTGGTAGCCATATCGCAGCACTTCCTCTGTGACCGCGAACGCATCGCAGAAACGCTCTATGCTTTTATGCCCCGCGCCACGTTCCCCCCTCTCGATAGCAGAGATGTACTTTTCAGAGACGCCGGATATTTTGGCGAGGTCTACCTGTGTCCAGTGATGCAGCTCCCTTAATTTGCGGATATTGTCACCTAATGTCATCACGCCACACCTCCAAAAAGTACGAGATAAAACTATTGTAAAACAGCACCTTGCAAAGTAAAGCAAAAAATACGATTAGTGGTAAGAATTTCTCTTGTCAATTAAGAAGGGTCATGATATACCTTCATTACATTTTAGGTAGCACAAATTGTTTAAGGGGGAAACATGGAAGAAATCAGTATTGGCAAGGGTCCGCTGACGGTCACGATGCCGGATGAACTGCGGAAAGTTTTGGCCGAAATCGCTGCAAAGGAAAGCCGTTCATTAACTTTTCTGGTGGTGGAGGCCGTCAGGGAGAAGTACGCGGCCAAACCTAAACGCCAAAAAAGGGGGAAGCAATGAGAGATCGCCACAGCAAACGCTTCATGTTCGCAGTCACCATCATCATCTGTGCCTGCATGTACGCCGTGGCCGCAGTCGAACAGATGACCGAGGAGCAGATGGCCGCCGAGATGACGCAGGCGCTGCAGGAGGATCGGGAGTCCGCAACGCTGGCTCAGGCGCTGTTTGAGGAGGGCCGTGGAAGATGGGCGGCTAAGGGGGTGAGGCCGTGAAGGTTGATAATCCGAGGTTCAACAGCCCCAATCCCGTTAACACGGTTGGCTGCACAGAATGCCCTTTTGCTGACGAAGATGGATGGTGCGAGCCAGGCACCCCTCTTTATGGGCTCTGCAACAGTTGGGGCCGCGATCATACGCCGTGTTGCCCGACTGCAGAGAATTATCAAAAAGCCTGCGCCCTTGCAGAAGCGGCAGAGAAGGAGGGGAGATGAAAAGGCACTGGTGGGACGGGGGGGACGGCATAACCAACTTTGACAAGAAGCACCGACCCATTTACGAAGAGGCTATTGCAGTTTCGGGGATGGCTGGACTCTATGTGTGTGATGAAGGTCTCTACCCCGGCGAAGGGCCTAGCCTCTGCGATGGTGCAGGATACAGAGACCTCGGACCCTTTTGGCTCATTTTTGATGTAATCAAAGCGGGTAACTTTGTAGACCCCGAAGAGGTGCTCCCATGACCTACCCCGAAGCCGACCGCATCCGAGACGAGCGCAACGCGGCGATACTTGCCGAAAACGCCCGACTACGCGGAGAGGTCGCGCACCAGAATCTTAGGCTGCAAAACATTAAAGCAGAGTGCCGGGCGCTGGAAGTGCTGCAGACTGAAGACCACGCTTATTATCTGCGGCGGACCCAGCTAGAGCGCGAGGGCCTTACGCTGTCGGCGGATCGTGTGGCAATGGGGCGCTCATGGTAAGCCGCTTCGACAAATGCCAGCGGGCATATGACGCGATGCTGCCGGAAGATCCGGAAGAGATCCAGGAAAAGGAATCCAAGCAGTCCGCGAAGGTTGAGCGGCAGATAGACGACTACGAAGACCGGAGACGCGCAAAATGAAAACCTACACCGAAGCCCTAGCAGTATTCATCGCCACCCACGAAATCCCCCGCGACCTCGCCAGCCGGATTCGCAAGGCAAACGAGGAGTTGGGCGAGCTTTCCGAGACCATCATCAACGGCAACATCTACGAGATGGAGGCCGAGGCTTGCGACCTCTGCAACGTGGCATTCGACATTCTGCGGGTGCTGACGAAAGATCCGGAGGCGGCGTTGCTGCGGAATCTGGAGGTGAAGGGCGCGAAGTATGAGGCGGGGCGGCAGAGGACGGAACCTAAAAAATAAAGGGAGGATTTATGGCAAGGCCAAATTTGGCAAAGATGCAGAAGCAGTGCGACGTTTTCAACGCAGCATGCCCGGTTGGGGGTGCGGTGACCGTGAAGCTGGACGGCGTTGATGAGCCGATGGTGACCACTACCCGCAGCGAAGCTCAGATACTCAGCGGCCACTCTGCCGTTATCTGGCTGGTCGGCGTCTCGGGCTGCTATCTGCTCGACCGCGTGACCATCAAAAAGTAAAAGGGCGCGGGAACGCCCTCAACCCTACAACACGAACAGGAGCCAGTATGCAAAAGGAAAAGGAGATCCTCAATGAGTAATTTACCGGCTGTGAGGGAGCAGTACCAGATCGCGGAGCAAAAACCAAGGACCCTGATCGAACTGGCCCAGGGCAAGGCCGTTATCAACCAGATCATGAAGGCCATCATGAAGGGGCCGAGCAAGGAGAACTCGCTCGGCGTCCACTACGGGAAGATCCCGGGTACTCCGAAGCCGACCCTGTTTAAGGCCGGTTCGGAACTGATCCTTTCCACGTTCAGGATCTCCGCTGATATGGAGGTCGAGGACCTCTCCACCGAGGACTGTATCCGCTACCGCGTGAAATGCATCGGGCGCTTCCCTGACGGCACCGTGGCCGGTTACGGTATCGGCGAGTGCTCCACCGACGAGGAGAAGTACCGCTGGAAGAAACCGGCATGTGATGAGGAATGGGAAGCCGCCCCTGAAAATATGCGCCGCATCAAGTGGGGTAACTACAACGGCAAGACCACGCAGACAAAGCAGATCCGCACCACACCAGCCGACCTCGCCAACACGGTACTCAAGATGGCGAAGAAGCGCAGCCAGATCGACCTTACCCTAACGGCGACCGGGGCCTCTGACGTGTTCGACCAGGACCTTGAGGACCTGAAGGACGTGATAGACATCACCGACTACCAGAAGCCCACCGGCAAGCCTGCCGTGAAAACTCCTCAGTCGACTCAGCAGCAGAGCAGTGAAAGTGGCGCACCCCCCGACAAGGACCCGGCGGCGAAGATCTCCGGCGGTGGAGCCGTTTACCTTACGAAGCAGCTCGACGCCAAGAACGTCCCCCATGAGGACTTCTGCGCCTACATGAAGGTTGCAGCCATTGGCGACATCACCAACGAGCAATTCAACGCAGCCTGCGCAGCCGTCAAGAAGTGGGAGGCCATGCCGTAATGCTGACCTTCGACCCCGAGAAGCACAGGTACTTCCTCGACGGCGAGCCGCTGCCGAGCGTCTCCCAGGTCAAGGAGTCCCTAACGGATTTCTCGATGGTCGATCCCCAGGTGCTCCGGGCTGCCGCTGATTTCGGCACCGCAGTCCACAAGATGGTGGAGCTCTACCTTGCGGAGACGCTCGACTTCTCCGCCCTGGACGAAAACCTCTACGGCCCCCTCGAGGCGCTTGAGCGATGGCTAGCAGAGGTTAAGCCTTTCACTGCAGGCCCTGCGATCATTGATGTGAAGTCCCGCAAATATGACCGCGTGGCTGATCCGGTGCAGCTCGCCGCGTACCACCAGCTCTACCTAGAGAACGAGCTTGAAGGCGTCACAATCGAGCGCCCCATGGCCAGCATCACGCACCGCTACGCCGGGACACCCGACATCATCATCCCGGCAGAGGACGGCGGCCCGATTCTGAATCACCGCATCCTCTACTTGGGGCGGGACGGGAAGTATCAGTACACACCTTGCTACGACGCGAACGCATGGCCGATGTTTGGCCGACTGCTTGGCGATTACCACCGGCAGCAGGTCACTAACCAATTAATTCATTCCTGGAGGAATAGATGAGCAATTTGGCAGAGAAGATAGAAGAGCAGCCGCCGACGAACGCGGCGCTGGAGGTTTACCGGGAGATCATCACCCTTGAGATCGTCGACCAGGACAGCTGCGCGTTGATGGTCTCCCACGTCAAGAAGATGAAGGACGCCGTGAAGGGGATCGAAGCCTGGTTCAAGCCGATGATGGACAAGGCCAAGAAGGTAGTCGACGAGGCGAAGCACGCGCTGGACGGCGTGAAATCCCAGCAGACCGAATCCACCGCGCCCTTTGTCGAGGCGGCTACTACCGGACAGAACGCGATCAACGCCTTCCTCACCGCTGAGCGTCAGGGGGCGGCAGCAGAGCAACTCAGGCTCCAGGAGGAAGCAGCGGCCCAAAGGAAGGCCGAGCAGGAAGAGCTGCAGCGCTCCGCTGAGGCTTTGGAGAAGTCCGGCAGCACCACGGCGGCGGCAGCACTCCGACAGGAGGCCGAGCGCGTTGTTGAGGCCCCCGTCTTTGTCCCGACCGTCGATAAGACGCTTCGCGTGGACGGCGGACGCGCAGCTGGCGGCGCGACCATGTCGCAGGTCGTCACCATCAACGCACAGGTGACCGACGTCAAAGCGTTTCTCAAGTACCTGGTGGACCAGGGGAGCGCCGCGACCTTCATCGACTTCCCGAAAGCGAAGCTCAACGCCTGGGTGAAGGCCAACGGCATAAAGGCAGGGGAAGTCCCGGGTCTTGCTATCGAAGAGTCCGTCTCTTCGCGGATATAGGGGGCGTCATGAATATCAGACTCGAACAGGTAGCAACGATCCCTGAGATCTTCTCCGAGGTGCAAGGCATCAAGGTGATCATCGGGGCGATTCAGAACCAGATAGCCACGACTGACCAGCAACTACAGGTACTGGCAAACGATAAGGCGGCGCTTGAAGTAATCCTCGAAGAGAAACAGGCGCTCTTGGTTGCGGCAGTTCAGCGCATAGATTCCACCCTTGCGGAGCTTTATCATGCGGCTCAGGTTCCCACAGCAAGGCGCACCAAGAAAGCGGAATCCGCCGTCCCAACTGAGAAGCATCCGTGCCCGACCTGCGGCGACATCTTCTACAACAAGATCGACCTGGTGAAACACGCGCGGACCTCGCATGGGGTTTCGCTGGAGGATACGGCTTCGACTTGTACCAGAGAGTCCATCTGCGGGAATGCAGAAGACTGCAACAACGGCGAACCTTGCGACGATGAACAACCGCAAGATCTTAGCGTCGCGCTCGCCGCAGCCCGTGAAGGCCGCAGCAAAGCACTCGCAAAAGAAGCGGGGCCGGTCACCTGCTGGAACCGCTCCTGTGCCTGGAGCGATCTTGCGCAGGCCGACCACTGCGATGCCGATGATCAATTCCGCCAGGGCCGCCCGGTTGCCGAGTGCAAATGCTTCGTCACAGGCGCTGGTCCGATTGACGGCCAGGACGCCGCCGCCTGCTTCAATACGAACTGCGCCTCCAATGACCCGGAGTTGCCGACGTGCTGCGAAGCGTGGGGCGAGGTGTGGGAATGCCCCGATGTCGTAACAGCTGGGTGGGGGGCTGCGAAAGAGGTTGAGGTGCTGAGCGGCAACGATGACGCCGTGCCGACCGATGCCGAGATTCTGAGCCAGTACGAACCGGCAGAAGCGATCCAGCCTCGCGGGGAGTTCAGGACCGCAGATCTTCCCAAGGGCAAAAAGAAGCAGGCTGCCATGCTTGAAGAGCGCAGGAAAGATGTTGCTAATCTCGTTGCAAGGCGTCAGGACCTGTTCAGGCGTGGGAGTGCCGCTATCAGCGAATACGACAAGAACATAGGCTACGACCTTAACTACAACTTGAAGCTGAACGCGACACAGCTCAGTTATGCGCTGTCGCAGCTTAACGGGCTGGAGCAGCTTCTTAATCCCAAGGAGCCCATCAATGAGACAGCTACGCAGGAAACGGGACCGGAGATTGTTGAAGCGGAACAGTGCGGCGCTGCTGATGCTGCTCCTGTTGCTGAGCAGGTAGCGTACGCGCCTCTCGACGAGCCGCTCGGCGACTGCGAACTCTGCCACGGCTTCGGCGTGATCGACGGGGAACTCTACGGCGAGTTCGCGCTTATCCCCTGCACTTGCGAGGCAGGGAAGAAGGTGGCCGGGAATCCCCAGTCGACCACTCCGAAGTGCTGCGAAGACTGCAGCATCGAAGATCCTGACTGCGCGAGCTGCCACCTGCCCGACATGGAGACACCTTTCGAGGCGGAGGATACTAACCCCTCCCAACTCCCCCGTTGCGCCTCCGGTCCCTGCACGGCGACAGGGAAAAGCCCGAAGGATACATGTCTCCGCGTCCAGGGTAAGGAGTGCGTCAACTTCGTCCCCGCCGAAAAATGCCAGCACAGCAAATGGAAGCAGACCACACAGCCGGACGGCTCCATTACCTGTGACCTCTGCGATCAGGTTGTGCAAGCCGCGCCGGTCAAGGTTGAGCTGACGTCTCTTCAGCAGCGCTGCACCCATCCCAAGGTGTTCCGCATTCAAACCGAGGACGGCGAGACATGTAAGGCTTGCAAGCTGGCCCTAACACAGGCAGGTGCATAACATGTTTGACTATATCGAGTTCCTTAAGGGGAAGATCGAGATCGCCAAGGATAGCGGGTTTGATGTCACCGACAGCGAAATCAGCATTTGCCTCAAGCCTCACCAGCGTGACGCTGTGAAGTGGGCCGTCAGGGGCGGCCGGCGCGCACTGTTTGAGTCGTTCGGCCTTGGTAAGACCCTGCAGCAACTGGAAGCACTCCGGCTGGTCATTTCCCGGCACGGTGGCAAGGCGCTGATCGTCTGCCCTCTCGGGGTGCGCCAAGAGTTCAAGCAGGACGCGGAAAATCTGCTGGGGATTCGGGTGGAATACGTCCGCAACATGGCAGAGGTCAAGACATCAACCGCAGACATCTTCATCACCAACTATGAGCGCGTGCGGGACGGTGACATCAACCCTAAGCACTTTACGGCGACAAGCCTTGACGAGGCATCCTTACTTCGCTCTTTCGGCTCTCTGACCTATCAGGTCTTTTTGCAGAAGTTCAAGGGCGTCCCGTTCAAATTCGTTTGCACGGCCACACCGTCGCCCAATAAGTACAAAGAGCTGATCCATTACGCCGGATACCTGGAGGTCATGGACACCGGGCAGGCCTTGACCCGGTTCTTCCAGCGCGACAGCACCAAGGCGAACAATCTGACCATCTACCCGCACAAGGAGGAGGAGTTCTGGTTGTGGGTATCTACCTGGGCGATCTTCATCACGAAGCCGTCGGACCTGGGATACCCTGATGAGGGCTACGACCTACCGCCGCTGAACGTGATCTATCACGAGGTGCCGGTCGACCACATATCAGGACCTGCCGAGAAAAACGGGCAGGCAAAGTTGTTTAGGGACGCAGCCGAAGGACTGAAAGAAGCTGCGCGGGAGAAGCGCGACAGCATCGACTCACGCATCTCTAAGGCGATGGAGGTTATCACCGGTGCGCCGGATGATCATTTCATTATCTGGCACGACTTGGAGGCCGAACGCCACGCCATCAAGAAGGTTCTCCCTGAAGCGGTGGAGGTGTACGGCTCACAGGATATCGAAATCCGCGAACAGAACGTGATTGACTTTAGTCAAGGCCGTATCAAGTACCTCGCTACGAAGCCTGAACTGTCCGGGAGCGGCTGCAACTTCCAGCGCCACTGCCATAAGGCCATTTTCCTGGGCATCGGGTACAAGTTCAACGATTTTATCCAGGCAGTGCACCGAATCTACAGGTTCCAGCAGACGTTCGAGGTCGAGATCCACATCATCTACACCGAGAGCGAACGCGCTATCCTTGAAACCCTGCTCAAGAAGTGGAAGCAGCATGACCACCTAGTAGAGAACATGACGCGCATCATCAAACAGTACGGGTTGTCGACCACTTCTGTAATCGACAAGCTGGCCCGTAAGATTGGAGTTGAGAGGGTGAAAATCGAAGGAAGGCTCTACACCGCCGTCAATAATGACTGTGTGCTGGAAACATTGAATCTGCCGGATGATTGTATTGATCTGATTCATACCAGCATCCCATTTGCCAATCATTACGAGTACACGCCGAGCTACAACGACTTCGGCCACACCGACAGCAATGCCCATTTCTGGTCTCAGATGGACTTCCTGACGGCCCAACTACACCGCATTTTGAAACCGGGAAGGATTGCCGCCATCCACGTCAAGGACAGGATCCTTTTTGGCAACGCGACCGGAGACGGTATGCCGACCTGTGACAGTTTCCACGAGGATACAAGTCTCCACTTCCAGAAGCACGGATTTCGCAAGATCGGCATGGTCACGGTGTTGACGGACGTGGTGCGAGAGAACAACCAGACGTATCGCCTGGGGTGGACGGAGCAGTGCAAGGACGGAAGCAAGATGGGCGTCGGTTGCCCCGAGTACATCCTGATCTTCCGAAAGCTCCCGAGCGACACTAGCCGCGCCTACGCCGACGAGCCGGTGGTGAAAACCAAGGAGGATTACACTCGGGCTCAGTGGCAGCTCGATGCTCATGCCTTCTGGCGATCCTCAGGCAACCGCCTGGTGAAAAAGGAGGAGCTAGCCGCTATCCCGGTCACGGACCTACAGCGCGTCTACCGCGAGTTTTCCCGCAGTGAGATCTATAGCTACGACGATCATGTCAGGCTGGCGAAGGACCTGGATGAGAATGACAAACTGCCGGCCACATTCATGGTGGTGGCGCCGGGTAGTTGGAGCCTCGATGTTTGGGACGACATCAACCGGATGCGAACCCTCAATGGCGAGCAGGTACGCCGCAACGTTCAGATGCACGTCTGCCCCCTCCAGTTTGACATCGTGGAACGCATCATTAACCGCTACAGCAACCCCGGCGATGTCGTTTTCGATCCGTTTGGTGGGATAGGTACGGTCCCTTATATGGCGATCAAGGCTGGGCGCCGGGGCTACATGACCGAGTTGAACCCTGACTATTTCCGAGATGCAGTCGGGTACCTGAACGCAGCGGAGCAGGAAGCGGAAATGCCGTCGCTCTTCGACTTCATGGAGGCTTCGTGAGCACCGCCGAGATAGAACGCCTCAAAGCAGCACTCACCCTCATCGGCAACCTGCCGCTTGAGTTCAACACTCGGGCGCGAGCCCTTGCACAAGAAGCTGTTGACCCTCCGCCGGAAGGGTGGCGCGATCACCTCACCCCGGCGGAGATCAGAAAAATACTTTACCGCGAACCGCTGCATCGAGCATCGAAGGAGAAGGATATGAGCACGGAAACGAAAGTAGCAATTTCCGGAACAACTCCGGCTGAAAACGAAACGCCGTACATCCCGCCGCAGATCGATATGATCCCGGTGGAGAGCAGCAACATCGAGAGCGTGGGGCATGACGGGAAGGAGACACTGAGGGTCCGGTTTAAGGGGTCCGATACTCGTCCGGCCACCAACTACGATTACGTCGGCGCGACCGAGCAGGACTTCTTTGACATCATCAACGCTGAATCCCCGGGCAGGGCCTACCAGATGTTCACCAAGGCGCGCGGGATCAAGGGGATCAAGCTGTAAAGGAAATACCGGGAGCCCGCAGCGGTAATAGTGTCGCGAGGGGCCGTATTGGACAACGACCGGCAGTCGGAGAAGTGCGGAGCCGATGGAGACCGGCGAGAGTGGTCAGCCCCAATAACTTGCAGTCAAAAGGGTGAGGGGCGAGACCACACCACATTCAAAGGAGAATGCCATGGGCATCTTATCGAATACCGTCACCATCTGCCACTTCCGCGTTCAAGGGGAGCTTGCCTCCGGACAGGACTTTTTCGACGTCGCACCGCAGGCACTCGCCGCCAACGCTTTCCGCCCCATCGACGACACTGCCGACGAACTCTCACTCGGCTGGGTCCACCTGGACGATTCGAAAGAGCACGACTTCCCGGCCGCCGCCTGCTGGCGCGACAGCTACCTCATGTTTTCCTTGCGCCGCGATCAACGCAAGATTCCTGCCGCTCTCCTGAAGGAACATATGGAGAAGGCGCAAGAAGCTTTCCTTGCGGAAAACCCCGGCTTCACCCGGGTCCCGAAGCAAAAACGGGAGGAAATCAAAGAGGCCGTGCGCCTGAAACTGCTTTCAAAGACTCTGCCGACTCCTGCCATCTACGACGCTGTGTGGGACACGCAGAACAACCTGGTCACCTTCACGACCATCTCGACCAAGACGGTGGAGCTGTTTCAGGATCATTTCAAGAAGACCTTCGAGGGGCTGCGGCTTACTCCCTTCATCCCCTACCACCGGGCCATGATGGTTACCCCAGACTGCAACGCTCTTGCCGCAGCAAACAAAGCCTCCGGCGACAGCTACCTGGAGTTGATCCAGGGGAACCAGTGGCTCGGCTTCGACTTCATGCTGTGGCTGCTTCATCAGACCATGAACGGAAACGCCGAATACAGGGTGAATCAGCCGGGACCCACAGTCTTGGGGGATCAGTTCATCGGCTACATAGACGACAAGGTCGTGCTCTGCGGCGAAGGGGAAGGCGGTACGCAGATGATCACGGTCAACGGCCCCCAGGATCGTTTTAGGGAAGTGAAAAGCGCCCTACAGGGAAAGAAGCAGATCGTCGAGGCGACAATCCACCTGGAGGCCGAGGATGGGAAGTGGTGCCTCACCCTCAAAGGTGATGTTTTTCACTTCGCTGGATTCAGCTCCCCGGCGGTGAAGATCGAGAAGGACAACACTGTCGACGAGCAGATGGAGCGCGAGGCCGTGTTCTTTGAGCGCATGCTGCTGCTGGAAAAGGGGTTGCAGCTGTTCGACTCCCTCTTTGCCACGTTCCTGGTTGAGCGACTTGGCGGAGACTGGGGCTTTATCTCGACCGACATTAACGAGTGGATCAACGAAGGATGATCAGCTTTTTCGTTCCGGGTGTTCCCGTCCCTAAAGGTTCGGCCAAGGGCTTTTACAACAAGGCCCTTGGCCGGGTGATGATCATCCAGGACAACGCGGACAAGCAAAAACCCTGGGCGTCGATGATAGCTGTCGTCGCTCAGGAGCACTTTGCTAAGCCTATCGAGGGTCCGGTGATGATCAGCTTGGCCTTCAAAATGCCGCGGCTGAAAGGGCATTTTGGGAGCGGAAAGAATGCGGGTGTCTTGAAGGCATCCGCGCCCATCTACCACATAGTAAAACCTGACGTTGATAAGTTGGAACGCTGCATTTACGACGCTTTGACGGGCATAGCCTGGAAGGATGATTGCCAGGTAGCAGTGGTTGCTCACAAAAGCAAGAAGTACGGCGACAAGCCCGGCGTGTTCATCAAGATCAACGAGATAAAGGAGGGGTTTTGAAAGCCTACATCATAGACACAGAGACTACCAACGCCGAGGACACCGCCGAGATCATCGAGGCCGCATGGATCGACCAGGACAGCGGCGAAGAATACTGCGAACGATTCCTCCCTGCCGGCCCCATCAGCTTCGGAGCCATGGCCACGCACCACATCATGCTTCAGGACCTCGAAGCCTGCCGCGCGTCTTCCGAGTTCAGCATGCCGCCGGCGGATTACATCATCGGTCACAACGTCGACTTCGACTGGAGGGTGATGGGGAACCCGAACGCGAAGAGGATCTGCACCCTGGCGCTTTGCCGCTATCTCTGGCCGGAGCTGGACAGCCACAAGCAGGGCGCGATGATGTACTTCCTTTTTGGTGCCGACGCTCAGGAGCAGGTGAAGCTTGCTCACTGCGCCCTAGACGATGTTCGCATGTGCCAGCAGATCCTACACGCCTGTGTTGGCGAACTGATCCAGCGCGGCATCTGCTGCGACACTTGGGAGGATATCTGGCAGGCCTCGGAGATCGCCCGGAAGCCTACCGTGATGTCGTTTGGTAAATGGAAAGGCACCGCTGTCAAGGACGTACCACGCGACTACATGCGCTGGTATCTCGGCCAAACCGAGACGGACGAGTACATGCGGAAGGCTTTTCTGGAGGTGATGCAACCATGAACCAGTGCAACCAGTCGCACCCTATCAACATCCTCTGCCGGGATCGCCACTGCTACCTGGGCGACAAGAACCCTTTTCTCCGGCTGCAGCGTCGCCTGGATCGTAAGACCAGTGAGTGTAACAGCCTGCGCGAATCGCTGACGAAGCGAACAAGGAGCCAGACATGAACTGCAACATTTGCAACCGTCCCCGCGTCTCCATGAAGGTGACGCATCAGAAGGGCCAGTGGTCGGCAGTGGAGACCGTCTGCCGGAAGTGTCAGAGGTGGGCCCGGAGGTTGATGAAATGACCCCGGATCCTGCCCTTTTATTCCAACGAATGACGCGGGGAGCCTGCAGAGGTTCCGTCGCCGAAGAGATACCAACGATGTCCAGATGCAAAGGGAAGATGGAGGGCGGTGCACGCTGTGCGGTTGTTGCAGCACGTGGCAAAGACCTGTGCACCAAATGCGAGGCACGCGGTGCGGAACTGTATGACAAGGTGGTGATGGCGCCGGAGGTCAAACCGCTTCGATCAAACGATCTGGTCGGAAAGAAGCGTGGCCGTCCGGCGAAGAAGGGGCAGATCTCGGAAGCCGAAAAAGAGCTGCAACTGGCAACCGAGCTGTGCGCCAGTTGCGCCGGGGAGAACAGCTGTAATGGTCCCGGCCACGGAGTGAACGAGTGCGCCGCTTACTCGCCGAAGGAACAGGAAGCGGCGATGGCGGGATCTGCTTCAGTGAACGAGATTTTCTACGAGGACAGCGCCAAAAAGGCTGTTTTGGCTGGCGGTCCTATCGACCTCCAAATTTCGCCTATAGCCGACGAACTCATTAAAGAGGCGGCTACCCCTTGCGCTAAACTGAGTTTGCCTCTTGCTGCCATACTGACGGAGCTTCCCGTGCCCACTCCGCCCCTCCCCGATACCTCAGTTGTAATCGATTTACCGGAAGACATGCACGAGGCCCTGGTCGGCAAGGGCGTCGGCACCGCGACAATCATCGAATTACTCCACGTGTTATTCATCAGCGAGGAATACAGGTTGGTGCGTCATGCGGCTGATTAAGCCTGAACCGTACAGGTTCGACCCTGGGCGCGTCCTTCCTCCCGAGGAGGCCGCCCAGGTAGCGCCAGAGATCACGCCAATTACGGAGATCAAGCCGAAGGCGTGTAAACGGGAAACCAACAACGACAGGTACAGGCTGGGTAGGAAATAGATTTTCAAGGGGTGGTGGGGGCAGGTAGAACAATATGTGTTGCTTTGACATGCAATTTGCGTTGCTTTTGTGGCTAGCATGGTGTAAAGTGGCGGCACATAAAAAGCATCTTCACGGATTTGACGGAATCCGCAGAGTCATAAGCTTTGGTTTCTGGTGATTGCCAGAACCCCTAACCCTCTTCAGGCGAGCCGTCACTCCCTGAAGAGGGTTTTGTATTTCAAATGCTGTGTGGCGGAGGAACCAACCATGAGCACATTTTATCATCCGAGCTTTGTTGACGATAAGGCCCACCTTTGCGACAACTGCAAAATAGATGATGGCAGGGCTACGCTCTATTGGAAGGAGTCGAATTTTGACCTCTGCCACGAGTGCTTGCTCCAGTTGACCAAATACCACGTTGACCCGCTACTTAAAGCGAGTGAATCGCTGACAGTTAGGCGCATGGCAATACCTGAGTCTCTACGAAACGAGATATTTGACCGCGATGGCAACAAGTGCATCATGTGCAATTCCACCAGCCACCTCCAGTTGGATCACATAAAACCTTTTTCCCGTGGAGGTCGAACTGTAAAGGAAAACCTTCAGACTCTTTGTGCGCCTTGCAACCTCAAGAAAAGGGCATCGTAATGCAGGACGGTTACATAAAACTCCACAGGTGCATCCTTGACAGTGGATGGGCGCGGCATCCTGATTATATGGCGGTCTGGGTTTACTGCCTTTTGCGCGGGAACTATAAGCCCGCAGATGTGGTGACTAAATGGGGTGGCGTGGTCAAGCTTGAAGCTGGCCAATTTATTACGTCCCGCGAGCAAATAAGTTTGAACACTGGAGTGCAAGAATCCAAGGTCGAAAGAATCCTAAAACACTTCAAAAATGAACAGCAGATTGAACAACAGAATAGAGGAAAATTCCGAATAATATCAATACTTAACTGGCGTAAATACCAAGTAAGTGAACAGGAAAATGAACAACAGGTGAACAACACGCGAACAACAGGTGAACAACAGGTGAACACAGATAAGAAGGTAAAGAAAGAAAAGAAGAAGAAAGAAGAAAGGGCTGTAGCCGACCTCCTTCCGATCTGCAAAGCCTGGAAGGCCTACATCGAAATGCGGAAGAAGATCCGCAAGGACGCATCACCAAAAGCTATGGAGATGGCAGCATCAAAACTTATCGCGATGCAGAAGATGGGGCAAGACCCTGTGGCCATTCTCAACCAGAGCATTTTCAATTCATGGCAGGGGCTTTTTCCGGTAAAGGCTGAATCGAAGGAATCACATAGACAGGCAGAACAAACGCAGACACTGGACGATCTGAGGGCCAAGGGGCTACTTGATGACGATTAATTTTGAGGACCACGACATAGAGCAGGAATTGATAGGAAACATCGTCAACGACCACAACGCCTACATGGATATTTTTGACATTCTCAGGCCGGATCATTTCGCCTCAAGGATGGGGGAGGTCTACAAGTCCTACGGCGAGCAGATCCACAAGAAAGAGCCTACCGACTTATCAACCCTTTCTAAGTTGTCTGGTGTCAGTGGTAAAGTCCTTGCCGAGTGCATGGAAAAGGGGTGGATGAGCGCAAACGTGAAAGCCAAAGCGCGCAAGCTGGTTTCTCTGGCCCACAAACGCCACACCTACCGGGACTGTCGCAAACTCGTTGCAGAAATGGAAATGCTCGACTCTTCCGAGATTGCCAAGCGGCTCTCAGACATGGCTGCAAGTGTTGCCATGAACAACCAGACGAAGCACATCTATGACGGTAGGCAGCTCGCGCAAAGGTTGACCACGATCATGGAGCGCCGTCACGAGAACAAAGGACGAATGGAAGGGATTATGAGTGGGTACAGGAGCCTCGACAGAGTTATCCGAGGGTTCCGCCCCAAGCGCATGACGGTTATCGCTGCGGCTACTGGGTTTGGCAAGTCCACCCTGGCGCTAAACCTCCTGAGCAATATTGCCATGGCTGGGCATAAGGCACTTTTTATCAGCAACGAGAATGACGTCGACGACAACCTGGACCGGCTGCACGGCATTCAGTCTGGTCTGGAACTCCGCACCATTGAAAAGGCAGGTGATGAGGTTTGGGGTCCAACTTGCAAGTTTGCCGAGCATCTTTATCAGAGTAACCTTTTCATATCCGACAACTCCCCTAGGACCATAGATGAGGTGGTAGGCACCATTAACCGCCATGTGGTGCAGCATGGGGTGGAAATTGTCTTTGTCGATTACATCGGCGAGATAATGGTCGACTCTGACAACCGAGAGACTGAAGAGGCAAGGCTTGCTCGGTTTGCTCAAAGGCTGGTTGACTGCGCCAAGTCAATGGGGATTCATGTTGTCGTTATGGCGCAACTCAACCGGCAAGGAAACGCAAAAGGCAGGCCCGGGAAGAGTGATCTGGCGTCATGTTTTAAGATTGTGATGAAGGCGCACAGCCTTCTGATGTTTTGGCAAGACGAGAACAAGCAGGACATCCTCACAGTAGAGAAGAACCGCCAAGGACCGCCCAACGTTGACCTCTGCGCCGATTACAACCGTGCCACCCAGCGCATCATCATCAACGGTTATCTTGGAGAAAGAGTGTCCAGTGAAATTTGAGATGATAAAAACTCTTGCTCCGGTCGAGTCCCGAACGGGACAAATGGAACCGTCATTCGCGGAGACATCAAGAGCGACATGAGGTGAAGGTTGATGGTGAGGTAGGTCGTCAATGAGGCGGTGAACTAGTCTAGCTCTCCGATTGGAGACGAGCGAGGGGGGGGGAATGAGATACGGGCCGAACGTGGAAAACTTGGAGTTGATAGCGCAGAAAGCCAAGGGCAAGAATAACGGCGTTTATTCCTTCCGAGGCTTAGAATACCGTGTCCACAACGGAAGATTTACCCATTACGCTCATGGCGGCAAGATTTGCGAGTGCTGCGGTCACTTCGTTGTTGAGATTGGAGGCTATAGCGGCTATTCGGACGACGCTCGCAAGATGCTGAAGCAAATCAAATAACATGTAGCAACGGGTTAAACCCTGGGAGGGGATGATGTCAGAGTGTTACAAGAAAAACTGTGATGAGCATGGCTGCGAGGATTGCGCCCGTGATGAAGGCGAATCTGAGGAGTGCCGTGACTGTGAAAATGTTTGCCATTGGGAGAAGAGAAAAGCGGCAGAGCCGGTGCGGCCATGAGCATAACGATACCGGCATGGGTGATGTGGAGCATCGGCGGTCTAGTGATTGGTGCGCTTGCGCTTCTCGGCTTGCTTCTCCTTTGGCTGATGTGGAAGGGCCGGAACATCGACTTCAGGATTAACTGGTAGCCACCACCAACGAAAACGCAAGCCGCCAGGGAGGGGAGAGATGAACAGAGACATTCAAGACATAATCAGCGACTATTGGAACTGTGCCTATCAGCAAGGACTGGAGCGCAGAGAACATGATGACCAAAAAGGAACAGCACAAAGGCTGGAGTCCGAGCTGCAAGCCGCCGTTGCCACCCTCACCGCCGAACGCCTCACAGTGATCGGGCGGATTGCGGAGCTGGAGGGCCAAGTTCAATCCGCGCTGACCTGTGCTCCCGATTGCCAGCACGTCGGGCCTGTGAGGGTGGCACTTGTGGCTGCTAAGGCCGAAATCAAAGTCGCTGATGAGGAATCCGCAGGGCTACACCTCAAGTGCATCGGCTACCTGAGCCAGATCATCGCCGTGCAAAAAGAAGCAGAAGCCGCCAACTCTCGCGCCGAGAGGCTGGAGAAGGCGATGGAGGGTGCTAGAAGTACGCTATCAATGGGGCACACTGTCAGAGAGCGTGAAGCATACAGCATAATTTTAAAAGCTCTCGCGGCTGAGAAAGGGGAGGAGAATGGCTGCGAAAAAGAAAGGTTTTAACGGGGCGGATTGTGTCTTCTGTGGTACACGTCACACATTTGAGTCGCCGCGCAAGTCGTTTACCTGTGACGGATGTGGAGTTGGGCAAAAGATCGAGATACCAATCACAGCGCGGGAGACGGTGGGCCGGAACGCCACTGGCCACTATCTGCCGCCAGGAACATCAACATAGCCGCACTCGCGGCGAGGGGTGGGCAAAATAATGGAAGAACTTGCACGGAAACTTACAGAAGTCGCGAACCAGATGACCGTCATAGGCACCGAGATGACCTATTATGGCGGATTTGACGAACAGATGGTGCGGCATGGTTACGAGATGATAGGCGCCGCAGTCGTTGCGTTGGGGTGGACAGAGGAGATAGCTAAGGCAAAAGACCGCGCCGAACGCACAGCCGAGCCGCAGAATATAGCAGAACGGTAACGCTCTTGAGTATTGACTGAGTACATAACTGAGTATATGCTGCACACGCGGAGGGTCTATGGAAGAACTGATACTTGCTTTGAAGGAGCAAACCGCAGCAATTAACGCGCTTGTGCAAAGCAACGCACAGTTGATCATGGTGCTGGCAGACAGTGCCGAGGATGATGCACCACCCACCACATACATGGACGGGAGTAAGGCATGAGCGAGCAAAAGGAACAGCCTATCGAATACGTGGTCGATATATCAAAAACATTGTGGGCTGCGTCGGTAAGATTGAGATCGGAAATGGACAAAATCAAGGCCGAGCTGGTGGACTCTCTTCCTGTTTGGGGTCAGCGCCTTGCTAGGGGTTCCCGTTGCCGGTAAAGCCGGGGACGCACAAGCCAGCGAGGCCGCAGACCAAGAAACATCTGGCACCGGAAACAGCGAGAGGCAAGACTGCTGAGCGAGGCTATGGGGCAAAGTGGCAGAGGACCAGGGCGGCATACCTCAAGGCGCATCCGTTGTGCGTTCATTGCGAGAGGCAGGGCAAGATAAAGCTGGCGACCGACCTTGATCACATCGTGCCTCACAGAGGTAACATGGTGCTGTTCTGGGATATCAAGGGGAACGTGCAAGGTTTATGCAAGCCTTGCCACTCGCGCAAGACGGCGAAAGGAGAATAGGGTGAATAAACAAAACATGTTGATACGCGGATTAGTTTCGACGCTGCCTCAAGATCAGCAGGACGCAATACAAGCCTGCAAGAAGGACATTGAGACCGTTATGTCTGGTTACGACGAAGGGTTATGGATGCTGGCCGTTGCACTCATCGGGTCTGAGGCTATTGACTGAAATCGTGCTCTAATGAGGCCGATTGTTCAAAAAATGCACAGATTTTTTCTCTAATGAAAGGCGAGGGGTAGGCGGGTTGAAAGTTCAAAACCCGTCTCAGCCATGAC